TCCCAACCGTTCATTATCTTCACATATATGCTTCCATGAATAGCATGAGCATATTCAACATACCCCATGACAACTATATGACCAGTCGCACCTGTTGGTTTAATATTCGTAATTCTACCTGCTGTTGATGGACTTAGATATAATACATCCCCATCTGCCCATGTCTCACCTTGTAAACTTCCTGTTGTATTGATTTCTAATAACTGACCTACTGTAATAATGAAACCCTCTTGATTCGCTGCAATTGTCTCTGTTACAAGTCCAATAGTATCTGCACTATTCAAATCAACATCTGCTTTAGCATAATCTATTGATAATCTTTGTCCTGTTGCACCGCTTACTTTTACTGCTGTATAATTAGCTTTCGTTAATGTAGCAGCAGGTGTTACTTTATTTACAACCCTTGCAACTAAATCAACCCCATTCTTCAATACTACATTCCCACCTTTCAATGTTGTTTCTGAACTTCCTATTGTATCATTCCATCTTGTAGTTCCTACCGCAGCAGTTCCTGTTGGTGTAATATCTAAAGTTAATTGACCTGCTTTAATTTCATACTCTCCTAAGTTTACATTTGCATTTGCTCCAGTATAAGGTACTTTCAAAGCTAAGTCATTAGCAGTAATAAAGACATTTGATGTACTCGGAGAATTTGCTCCATCTAATGCATTCTTTTGATTAGTTGTAGGTAATGTAGGTAAGTTTAAATTTATGTCCATTATGGTGCTGTTATATTAAATGTTTCTGTTACAAAATTAGTCGATGTTCCACTCTGATTCAATACCCCATTCACATAGATCTGATATGTTCCTCCACAGCTACCTGCTGTTGTTGTATAACTTCCTCCTGCTGCAACAGTTGTAATGATTGTTCCGGTTGAACTGTATATCGTTACAACTGGACAGACTGCACTCGGTGATACATTACCCACATATGGCATTGCACATCGATCACTCGTAAATGGCAGTACAAAAGCTATATTCATCTTCCATCCCGATACACTATCCACAAATCTCTCTGTGAAATCTTCCAATGTACTTACGTTATCCTGAAAGTTCCAATCATAAGATGGATGCTTTAACTGTGCTAAGAAATCCTTCGCAATACTCAACTGATCCGATAGTACTTCTGTCTCGTTTATTTCACCATTCTTTACAGCATCCATAAACAACAAAGAGAATTTATAAGTCTCAGTCTTTGCAGAGGTGCTTACATCCACTCCCTCTAATGTTACCCAATTTAACGGATACTGAATGTCACCACTTGCAGCAATCTCCCAAATATCACCGAATCCCCATGTATTAACCTGGAGGTGATTATTTGCTATTTCTTGAAGCTGCTGAACTATTTGATTTAATGTCATTCTTTTTCTTTATAAAATAGTCCTTAACTTTTTTCTCTACTTTCTTAGATATGTCTCTTTTCATTTAGCAGTTATTTAATTTGCCATAGTCGATGTCTAATCCATAAGTATTCCCACCATCCCCTAAATACCACCCTTGAGTAAAATTATTAACTACAGGTTGAACTGTATCAATACCATTCCCTGCATCATTGTATAATGGATAGGTAACATCGTTCTCTAATAAGAACCTGGTAATACGATCTGAATAGAACTCTGCTCTATCTTTAAAGAATGCCATCAATCTATCTAACTCAGCTACTCCGATGGTCTCAGCATTCTCAGAACTTCGAGTAACTACTCCCTTGTTCATTATCTTATATTGTAAGATATACGCTCCATCATGTAACACCCAATACTTTAAAGCAGGTGAAATATAGGTATCTAATAATGTTTTATACCCTGTTGTTGAATTGACAGTATTGTTAGATATCTTACTCTTTAAGTCATTGTATAAAGCTGTGCCTAATATTGATAAGATACGGATATCCTGTGTCTCTAAGATACTTGAACGCAATAACTTAATGTCTACATTCTCATCGATATAGGATGTATCTTTAATGTACTGCTCTGATATGAATAATATTTCTGCCATTTTAATTTGTTTTTATTACTGTTTGTTTCCATATGTGTCTGCAATACGGAACACTTACACCGCCTTTATTCCACCATCCACCTCTCGATTCCCACACATCTAATCCCTGCTCATTGTTTAATGTTTCAATCTCTGATCGTGAGTATAGCTTATCTTTGTTCAGCATATCAACACAGAAATCTCTGCTATTCTTTTTGTCTGTTGAATCAAATCCTGCTCTCCATCCATAACGATACTTAACTTCGATATTGTCAGTCTTTGAATCTTCACTCGCCTTCGTTCCCTTCTTTGTTGGTTCACTTCCCGAACTTAAATAACCCCTCTCAACTAATGATGTAATGATGTCATTTACTTCCTTTGTGCTAATCTTTAACACCTTTGCAATACTTTCACTCGGTGTTAATATATCCTTCCCCAAAAGGTCTATAATAGCTTTCTCATTAGTCAGTAATTCCTCAGCAAATTTCTCTTTTTTAAATGTCTCAATACAATCCTCATCACTCTGCCCTTCGTAATCTCTTTCGTATAAGATGGTGCAATCGGATGCCTTTATTCCGATGTTATCAAACCATTGATGTTCACACTTTTTTTTTTCAACTGACATTGCAGTTTTATAGCTATTATCAATCTGTGGCAATCCCATCATATCAATAATCTGCTCAACTGGATACGCATCGTATACCTTTTGAATAATGCTATCAGGTAGTAATGACTTTATCGGTGTTGATTTCTTAAAGTAGATATAGTTAGCAATACCAAAGAAAGAAGAGAACTGATTGATAATCTCCTCTAAAATTCCTTGTCTAATAGAAATGTATGTTGATTGGAATAACTCATACGCATCTAACATCTCATTCCTTTGCCCTAATGCTCCTTCAGTTGCTACCCCGAATAGAACTGGACTAACAATGTTGTGAGATGTGAATATCTCCTGATCAACTCGTTTGCCTATCTCAATGAACTGCTTATCTAAATCATTCGGACTGAATGACTGTATTGTAGGTGCATTGTCTTGAGATGCATTAAACGTAATAACAAGTCCACCTGCTTTATCTGTTCCGGTTGCTTTCTGTTTAATCTGTCTTTCAATTTGCTTCTTTGCTTCTTCAGTCGGTGGAACTCCATTATTGAACGAGATAATCTGTCCCATTGAGAATCCCGATTTGATGTTATTCAAATGGAAGTTAGATATCTCAATGTCTGTCTCTATTGCTGATGTTGCTCCGATATAATTCGGTATACCATATACGTTCTTATCAACTCCATTCTTAGGTGACTTCAGCTTAAACACAAACAACTGACTACCCTTAACTTTGTTCTCATAATCGAATGGTGCTAACTCTTTGAATCCAGTCTTTTCTTCTGTCTGTTTAGATTGCTTCCAATCGTTTGAATAGAAGTAAAGAGATTCATCTGCATTTGTCCTGATCTTACTAATCGGCATATATGCGAAATCAGCAATCTCTTTCCCCAATTTATCATAAATTATTTCGATTGCAATCGAATTAAATAACTCAAAATCCTTAATCATATCATTTATGAAAGGTTTCAGCTTATTAATAAACTTCTGAGTAATTGCTTTCTGACTTACTGTAGATGTCTTATCATCAGTTACCAAACCACCACCATAGATATAGTTAGTCTTACCATTGATAATAGCATTGTGTTTAGCACATCTGAGATATAACTCAATAAGGTAATCGGGATAGTTATTATCCTCACCGAAGTAAATATACTCCTTATTTTTTACCTCTTTAAATTCGGGAACTTTATGATTCTCAAACTTGATGTATAATACGTTACTGGTTTCGCTCATGTACTTTATATGTTATATCCTGACCATTATAGGTGCTATAAGATTCGTTTGTTCCGATTACCTTAGCCATTCCTATCTCTAATAATTTACCTGCATTAGCTTCAATCAGATTGGTGCTTGATGCTTGTTCGTATATCTTATAAGTCCAACTGCCCAATGGTAATAATTCAATTGTTCCGCTTGAGTAGTTTATTGTTCCACTTGTCTCTGTTAGTATGAACTCATCATATCGCTCCTGGTGAGTACTGATGTTTGACTGTAAGAAAGTAACACTTACATCGGTTACATCATTAGTAAACACGAATAGATAGTAAGGACTTGTTAAAGTCACTTTCTCCTGCAATGTGCAGATCAAATTAGTATTAGTATTCTTTCTGATTACAAACATCATTTATAAGTATAAGAAAATATGATTTTGTGTAAAAAAAAAGAGCGAACCTTTCGATTCACTCCTCTTTTTCTAAACCCTAAAACTATGAAATAAAAAGGTTAAGCAGGTACTGTTAATGTTGTTAGCAATGCAGGTGTTACAAAGTTAGCAGGATCTTTCTCTTTACCAGTGATTGTCAATGTATATCCCGACATATCTCCGAATGCTTTTCCTGTTGTTCCTTCTGCACCTGTTACATCTGCTCCGTAAACTTGCCCAATCAATTGGTAAGTTCCATTGTTATCTTTAACGATAACCATTAAACGATTCTGTAATAAGATATGCAATGCGTTTCTTCTTGCAGCAGTCATCTTACCTTTCAATGTGAAGGTAACAGATTGGTCATAGAATAATGTACCATTCTCAACACTTCTTTGAGGTGTAGACATGAATTGACCATTCTCCTTATCTAATTGGAATGTCCAAAACTTTTTACCACTTGAACAAGTCATTGCAGTAATAACTCCTGATGTTGCTGTTATGTTTGCTTGAGGAACATTGGTGTACTCGGTGAGATATATCTCAGCTACTCCACCAATTGCATCAGCACAATCGATTTCTACTCCGTTAATTATTATACAAGCCATTTGTCTATAAGTATTTAAGGGAGAGGTGTTACCCTCTCCCGATTAATTAAGAATTTTTGTAAGTCACAATCTCAGAACCGAAGTTAATCTCACATCCGGATTTCCATTTGATAGAACCTTTTACATTCTGATCATCTGCTGAATACCAGAATTTTGCTTCTTCATATTCGTTAGCTAAGTCAGTTCCGTATACTAAGTTCTGAGGATAAGTACAAACGATACGATCATTATATTTAGCTTGAGATGTTGCGATGTTGTTCAAACCATGAACAGCTTTAACCATCAATCCGCTACCTGGTAGTGTAATCTCACCAGTCTTGTATGCATCTGTAGTGTTTACATTGAAGTTAAAATTATCAGCATCTTTAAGAGCGATGATCAACTTACGGAATGTATCCCATCCACAGAATGCTACTAATGGATATTCAGGACGAGCCAATAAAGCTACCGGAATCTTAGTGTAAACATCATCAAAGATAGCGATAACATTTGAAGTAGTGATAGCTGCTGTAGCTGTTGCGTATACTGGAGATGCTGCATCAATTACTTTCAACCAACCGTTCATTTGTTTTAATACTTGGTTACCTGTTGAAGTAGTATCACCTTGCCAAATTACTTGTTCCA